GGTGTTGCTCCTTTTAAGTCTACTGCTGCCTCACTGTTGATAATTAAGGCAGTAGGTGTAGTGGCATCCCAAGCTACTGTGGGTGTCACTCCGTCAGCAGGTTGAGTGAAGTCTGTCCCTACTACTGGTGTTGCTCCTTTTAAGTCTACTGCTGCCTCACTGTTGATAATTAAGGCAGTAGGTGTAGTGGCATCCCAAGCTACTGTGGGTGTCACTCCGTCAGCAGGTTGAGTGTAATCAACTCCTAATACTGGTTTAAGGTCTACAGGTGCTTCACTATTAATGATAAGGGCAGTAGGAGTAGTTGCATCCCAAGCTACTGTAGGTGTAATGCCATCAGAAGGCTGAGCAAAGTCTACTCCTACTACTGGGGTAGCCCCCTTTAAGTCAACACCGTTTGCAAGGATGTAATTAGGAGTTGGGTCGACCTCTACATGTGGGGGCTTGAAATAGACTGTAGTGCCATTCCAATATGCGTTTAAACCTCCTATTTCAGTTTCCCAATCCCACTGGGTGCTATGAGTACCATCATGTGTGGCTTCAGTAACCTTCATGAATGCCCCAAACTCAGAGTAGTCTGCCTCAACCCAATCCTCGTTAAAGACCTCTGAAAAGCTAGAGGTATCCGCTAGTACAGGGGTGAGAATATGGGTGTCAAAGTGATTCCAAGCATCTAGATCTCCCAAAGTAGCAGAAATAGCCCCAGTTGCAATTTGTAGAAATCCCAGAGAATCAGTAATACTAACTCCACCTGTGCCATAAGTGCCATCATCGTCAAGGTTTATCCGTAATCTACCACCCCCAATATCGGCACTGAGGAAAGTGACAAAAGAACCTGTTGGGTTTAAGTCTACAGTGTACCGTAGAGCGGTAATTGCACACTTCATTGCGATAACCTTAATGTCATCATCCCATGTTGAGGTCTTTCTACGCCAGAGTATCTTGTCACTATAATCGTAAGCTATATCTCCAACACTAGCCCCTGCTACCTCCGATGGGAAAGTCCAAGGATAGCCGTTTACATTGAGCCACTTTGTGCCGTCAACTCCGGGGTCACCCTGAATCCCTTTAAGGTCTGATGACTCACCATTGACGGTGAGAGTTGTACCTGACCATGAGGTGCTTGGAGCAAGGTCTACTGGTGTTAGATCGTCAATTTTTAGTACTGTAGGAACTGTCAAATCCCAAGAAATAAAAGGTGTTGCACCATCCTCTGGTTGCGTGAAATCTACACCAACTACTGGGGTATTTCCTATCTCCCCTTTCAGGTCTACAGCAGCCTCATCATTAATAATTAGGGCAGTAGGTGTAGTTGCATCCCATGCGACTGTAGGGGTAACCCCATCATCATAATCGACCCCCTTAACAGGGGTGTATCCCGGTAACCCCTGAAGAGGAACTGGGTCTGCGTAAGTGCCATCAGGTTTCTCTATAGATAGAGATGATCCTGTCCAAATATGATTAGGTATAGCACCAGTTTCACCTTTCAGGTCTGTAGATGTGCCATTGACTGTCAGGGTTGTATCAGATAACTCTATTGTGTAATCAGTTCCTAAGACAGGTTTTAAGTCATGAATAACCCCATTAACATTAAGAGCAGAGGGTGTAGTCGCATCCCAAGCAATGGTGTAATCCGTTCCTAAGACAGGTTTTAAGTCTGTGCTAGTCCCATTAGTCCCATCAGGATTAGTAAAGGTTAATGCACTCCCACTCCATGAATGGGAAGGTCTTAAAGTGGCGAAGTAATCAGCGACAGAACCTACGTTCCCCTCGCCTATCCATACCTCATAAGCACTTGCCCCAGTATCTCCTGTGATACTAGGGTTCTGCTCATCAAGATGCTCTGCGTGTACATCCCCCTCAAAGTTTAATAGATCGGCCAGATGCCTTGATCTTGTTTTGTGACTTGACATATACCCTCCTTATTCCCCATACCAAGTGATGTGTACAGAACCTACTGCCCCATTCGCTTCAGAGAGTTCGGTTGCTACGTGTTCCCAATCAGTGAATGACGCTCCTACTTTATACGAAGCGGCTAGAGGATGCTCTCGATGTATAACGCCTGACAGAGGTCGATCTAAAAGTCCTACACTACTTAGTGCCGTATTAGGCGCATTAGAGATGAAACCTTGGTATCTAACCGATGTACCACCCTCCGCTCTTGCTACAGTTATAGTAGGTTCAGCATAAAACCCATCTGATGGGTCTTCATTGTCCTGTCCATTGTATTGACCAGAAAAGACTTCATGTCCGACTACTTTAGATGAAGTTCCATCCTCTATATTACTTCCCTCGGCAGCATATGCGGATGAATTAGTAGGGGAATCAGGGTAAGGCCATTGGGTACTAGTTAGGTGAGCGGCAAGACCTCCTTGCCCAACAGTCACCCTGTATGTAGAATTATCAACAGGAACATTGTTAACTTTAGCAAGTCCCCCCATTCCTCCGTCCTTCTCATATCCACCACCTCCATCACCACCTTTTACTACTACGGAGAGGGATTTAGCCCCCAGTGGAGGGGTGATATCGTATTCCCAAGTGTTAAACCAAGCACTATTGCTGTGTGCTTCCTTGCCTGTACTATACAGAAAGGCTTCCCATGTGTAAGGGTTATAACCTCCCAAAGTACCGAATTGCAAATCGTCTCCTGTCCATGCTTTCGGGTTTAAGTTCCTGTTCGTCCCATCGACATAAGCATTGGTAGCAGTATAATTCCAACCGATCTCCGCCCCTGTAGCCTCTGTATCTAACCATACATCGTAAGCCGCTAGTACTCCGGTTTCGGTTGTAATTAATTGATCTAGTAACGTAGACAAGTAACTTCTGTACGCATACATCTCATCGAAGTAATCTTCCCTTAATACTTTGGTATGAGGCTGCTCTACAGATAATTGTTGCTCATAACCGACTATGACTACAGAGTAACCTGCCACAGCAGGAGGGTTTAATATCACCGATGTCTCTGTCTCTGTATAGGCATAAGGTAACCCTTCTACATAAGGTTCTTGGTGTAAACCATTAACGTAAACATCAACCTGACCCAATGTGTGAGCAGTTGGGAAGTTGGTTAAACTGCCATCGTATCCTGCGCTAGGTGTTCCTGCTTTATACCGATATCTCCTTGCTCTACCATTAAGGCTTATCCAGAGATTACCATTGTACTGCCTTGATACTCCCATAGTGGTGTCGTAATAAACTACCCCTTCAAGAGGGTTAGAAGGAGGTGAGGGTAACGCCCCATAGTTATTTAAAGCTGCTGTAGTAAGGATAGGCATATTATCAGACAGAGTGTTTACTGCCCCAATATTATCTGCCACCGTAGAAACAGCGGGATAACTGGTTAATAACTGTCCAACTGTTACGGCATCTCCTGCGGCTTCTCCATCACCCACATTTGTTATACGCAACCCTTGAGCATCGTGTAGATTACTGTGAGTCAATATACCCTGTGTGAGATCATCGTGTACTTCTTGGATGGTATAGAATGACTGCAAGAAAGCAGTATCTAGTTCATCTTCAGTAAAGATTGAACCGTCAACAAAATCTATAACTCTCGTAGCTACATTTGTTGTCCTTTTAATCTCAATGATTGAGTTATCAGGGGGAACGGTTGTTATATTAATGGTTGTTGAACCAGACCAAGTGAAGTCTTGAAGGACATTGGATACATATACTTTAATATCGCTTTGGTTTAAAAAAGGGAAACCTATTTGAAAGCTTTGAACACTTCCGTCTCCTGTGTATATTTGTCGAGAATAACTCATTCAAAATATCCTATATAAATTAATGTTGTTCGGGCAGTCCATCAATGAACATTGTTTCCCAGAAAGATTTCATTAGGATGTGGTTACCAAAAGGTAGGACTCCTAATAGATGTCTAGCATCTCCTTTGGTGTAATCAATCTCATCATCAAAGAGTGCAGCGGATGATCCGTAGACGTTCCAAGCATCGTGTAGTAAATCTAAGGAAGGTGTAGCATCTAGTGAGAATGCCCCTGTTCCCTGCCCTGATGTTCTATGGAAGATTGGGTCTTCGATGAAAGGTGAAGCGAGTGATTCCGCTATAGCCGGAACAATAGAGGCGAAAGCTGACCTTGAAAAGGCATTAGATGCTCTAGCTGAATTGCTCAAACGATCTTCTAATAGTTCATCTCGATCATCTCTTCCCAGAGTGGTCAATCTTTGTTGGACTTCATAAACCATAGCTGCAGTCATCATAGAGAAGGCCATTTCTTGAACAAAGGCAAAGTCTTTATACTTCGCCCCTTTTACAAGATGTCGTGACCACGCTTGAAGTACGAATGATCTAAACTGGAGAATCACCTTCCCAGTAATACTGGAATCTAACCATCGGTGTGATGATCCCATGTCATTATCTTGAATAATACCATCGCCCCATCTACGCATAGACATAACGAAAGTGTCACGGACTCCTTCATCCCACTCTTCTAGGTTGAGGTTTTTAAGCTTAGTGCTACCTTCCTTCAACTTTGAGTGCTGTTTAATCTGGCCTTTAATCAGTTCCTGCATCTCCTCGCTTATACCAAGGTCGTGCATCCGATCTGCACTGGTAAGTTTTTTACCTTTATGTCCGATCTCGTCAAAGTCAATAGAGTTAACCCACTTCTGTGCCATACCCTTCATTGTCATATTCTTAATGACCTGATTGATACCGAAGAAACCTGATGAATGCCCCACAGCGTAGTTCAATTGATCTAATTTCTTCTCACCTGCGTTAACTTTATCCCTGAATCCACCACCTTTACGCATAGTAGACCCGACTTCATCCACCTGATTAGTAGGAGGATTTAGCAAGGACATTGAAGAATAGCCTCCCATCCAATCATCCAGTTCTTCAGCTAGGTCATCAACAAACTTACCATCGTCCATTCTCTTAAATATCTTACCCATCTCTGGGATGTGCTGTAGCATGACACGGAAGCCTAATTGTCCAACTGCTACACCAACCTCTGGTATCTGTGCTAAACCCACTTGGTTCATGAGTCTAGCAAAGTTAAGCTTACGGACTATTCTTGCACTATGTGATTCAAAAGAGTTAGGATCAGCTTCAAGAGGTCTTCCTATTAGATGATTGTACCCATCTCTAAGGTTGCCTATAACCTCTTTATTCTTAACAGACCCTGCATCCCCCATCGTGCCATCAGCTTGCTCTCCTGACTGTCTCGTTCTAATCCTAGAAAGTATCTCCTCCATATCCTGCTCATTTCTAATCCCCTGCCTTGCCAGTGCAATATGCCCTGTCATAGAATTAGCGTAGTTATGAAATAAACCCTCAGCGTTATTATCAAAGTACATACTGACTTCAGTAGTCTCGTCCATTTCAATACGTCTTTGTAAGCGAGAGACATTACTGTCTGCACTTTGCTTGCCGTGTTTAAGGGAGGCAATGAAGGTTTCAATATCCGCTTCAGGGACTTGAAAGTCTTTCAAGTGGGACTTCAATCTAGGGATATCAGTTGTACTGATCACCTTATGAATATCTACACCACCGCCTTGAGCATTAAGCACTATATTAATAATACCATTTGCCGTTCTCTCTAAATCTTCTGGAGTTGGATCATCCCCTACTAGCCCTTCCTTAGAAGGGAAGTTCTTTGTCTTGGGGCGTAGGCTTCTAGCGATATTTGCTACCACCACCTCTCTACCTACTTCATCTATATGCGACCTTAACCGGACAGCACTCCATATTCTGGGGATATAATTACGGTTCTTCTCTAGATTCTCTACACCAGTTACCCCATACTTTTGTGCCGCTTGTAGCATCTGCTCATAGGCATCTGCTTGATGGGATGCATGAGCATTGACAAACTGACTAGGAGATTGAGTACCTCGTACTGCTTTAGCTACTTCCTCATTAAACTCGCTTCGGGAGTCACCTCTAAAGTTTTGAAAACGACCTGTCTTCCCCTTCTCTTCTAACCAACCTTTAAAGTTCATCTGAAAGGATTTGTTATGGTGGTACATAATCCTACCAAGCATGATCTTCTTGAAAATAGAAGCTGATCCTGCTTTGATTAAATTGGTATTTGTGTACCCCGGTGCATCCTCAAATATAATACCATTAACGTATCTAGCTAATGCTATGGGCGATGACCCTGCCCAAGAAGAGCGATCTAGACGGAATGAACTACCGTAAGATTTCCCTACCTCCTCCGGCATATCCTCTTCCATCCTAGTTATATGGACATTGGAATGAGGGCTATCTAACTCTACATCTTCACCATTAGCATCCTCTCTAACATGAACACTTTCATTTGGAGTAGAAGGTGACCTTATCCCCTCATCAGAGGCCAATGCTCTGTCTTTAAGGGCTTTAGGTGAACTGATTCCTACTTTAGGTTCACTTAGTGTAGATACCTTAGCTTTAGGTATGGCCTTCGGCATGACTTGCTCAAGGGTTTCCCCTCTTAACATACGCAACGCACCTTCAGGTGGGATATGATTCATCCTAGCTTCAAGGACAATCTTCTTGGCATCTGCGTTACCGCTGAACGATCTGACATCTACATCTGCACTCCTAGTAGCTTTCAGTTCCTCCAATGCTCCTTTAATACTTGTTAACTCTCGTTGAAGTTGCTCTTCAGCTTTAGACAATTGTTGGTGGGACTTCTTCCCAGATAACTGCCTACCTGCTTTAGCGATAAGAGGATTGGCTTTTTTATACGCCTTAATCTTCTTTAACTGCTGAGTTAAGTCATGGGTGAGGTTTTTAATCTTACCATCAATCCTTTTACGTTGACCTCTAGTTAGACTTTCACCGGAGGCTAAAGCAATCTCCTCCCAATACTTCTTATTATTCCCTAATTGCCGAACACCCTTCTCAGTAAGAGGTAAGCTTGCCCCCTTTAGGTCATCAAGAACCCTGTTATTCTGGATGTCTTGTAGTGAATCAATAATCCACTTAGACTCTGGGGTATGTACACGCTTTAAAGCACCAATACCACCACCGAAGATCGCTCCCCCTGCTACGGAGTAGATAAGATCACTGGCCTTCATATCTGGTCTTTCGTGTACTAGGTAAGCATCTAAGGCAACATTACCTGTCGCAGCCGCTAGGCCTCCTCGTACTGCATTACCAATCCTACCCACTTTACCTGCTAAAATAGGTAAAGCGAATAACCCTTCAGATGCCACTGTTACTGCTATGGCCGCAGGATCAAAGATACCACCCAGAACTCTAGCAGTCACACCTGCTACTACCCCATGAGAGTTTATAATCTTATCTCTCTCTTGAGTCTCTAGTACTCTAGCTTTAATTGCTGTTGCGTGTTTTGCGCTAACAGACTCACCCAGAGCATCGTGGAAACGATCTTCTACCCCCTCATTCCATGAATTGATGTCCTCATCAGAGGGTGACCAATTTAAGTCAGGGATGAAGTCCTCATTCCCCCCATCTCGTAGCAACCAACTAGCAACAGACTCTTGCTCAAAAGCAGTAGGAAGGGACTCACTCCACCAACTTGTATTGTTTTCTTGAAGTTCAGCGTGTTTCTCTGCTCTGCTTACTTCTTCATCGGTTATAAACTTCTTCCCCAAGTATGGCTCTGGGCTTCTGTCAGCCTTATCTAGCCAACCGCTTTCCTCTTCCATTACTACCCCTCATTATTTATGAATAGACACGTTAACTGTATTTCTCATGGCCGGTTTAACAACCTCTCTATCGACCAGACCGTCATCCCCTAAAAAGTCATTAAGATCGTAACGTGTATATCTGTTCTTCTCATCTACTACTGGCATCCTTGTACTCCTGTCAATAAGGATGAAGTTCTGTGCATTATCGGGGCGCATGAGCAAGTCTCCTTTATCATGTCGAGTTATACCCGGATTTTGTTTTAACCATGCATCAATTACCATTTCAGTTCTCGGTATGATCCGCTCTCGATATTGAGCGAGTGCCATACCTCTGTTGTGGTACATTACACCCCCGAAGTTTTCATAATGGTCAGCCTTCTCTATTGCTTTCTTCTTTGCATCTGTTGGGTTAACTCCTGCTCGTATAAGGAGGTCTTGATACTTCCCAAGTTCTGAGAGCATACGTCCATAAGGTGCTTCATATGTTGCTGTTGATCCGAAGACCTTCCAGAACGCTTCTTCAACATGATCTGTAATGTCTTTAGCAACAATATCCCCTTTGGTAATCTGTGACTTATTTTGTAAATTCGTGTCACCTTGTGGGTTAGTATAAGCATCGTTAACTTGGACAACTGCCTCATCAAAGCTGATACCACCAACCTTCTGTATGATGTTCACACTGTCAAAAAGAGCCATTTGCTTAGTGCCAATATCTAAGGTATCTATGTACCCTGTGGAAGCCGCAATCTGATACCGCTCATAAGCTTTCTTAAAGTGTGGATTAGCTTTACCTTCATCGTCTATACGGAGCAAAGTCCTCGCCCCATTCTCTATAGCCTCTTTTGTCTGAGAGTGTACTAGACCTACTTGTGCTAATTGCTTGAAGACTGCTTGATCTAAATCAGCACCAGAGATAGGTGTCCCTTCGGGTCTATTCTGGTTCAACTGATGCTCTGGATCACTCATAATAGCTTCAGCAATCCAATCGTAAGCATTACTCTTTCCTAGCTTACTAAGGTGCTGTGTACTCCCCACTTTCCCCATTAAGATAGATATATCAGCTTGTTTTGCTTCTGCTTTAGCTACCTCAATATCTTGTGCTTTAAACTGCCTTTGCTGTTTGAAAATCCAAGATTGTGCTTTATCCGCAGATATAATATCCGGATACCTTTCTATCTGCTCAGACAGCCACTCTTTGGTAATTACATTATCTTTTAACTTTGCAGTTGCTTCCTGATTAAATTGCCAAGCAACTTTATTCTTTTGTTCAGCACTTTTTATCTTCGCCTTTTTGTAAAGACCTGCTATTTTTACCTTTGACTCTGGGGATATACTGGTGTCATCCCCTGTAGTACTTAAATAATCTAGAATAGAGGTATCACTACTCCCTTCTAATATAGCCGACTCTGCCTCTGCTAAATAAATAGCGTTGGCATCCTCTTCAGATATATTAAAACCCCCTACGAAGGTCTTGTGTAGCGCATCTAAACGGTCGTGGATAAGGTCTTTATCCCCAGAGTTAAGCCATTCCGGCATTTCAACCCCAAGTGTTTCTGAGGCTAGGTTCACACTATTATTGTAGGTTATAGCCCTGTCTCTCAATCCTGTAGATTCATGGACAGACTCTTGGAAATCACCTAAGAACTTAGGACGTAAATCATCCTGTACTCCTGCGAAGGTCGCTGAGATTCTCTTGTACTCATCAGAACCTTTGAAATCAGCACCTGTCGCTGAAGGGTTAGTGTTCCAGTAGGCTTTAAGGTCAGTCTCAGCCCTCTTACGGACTAAGTTTGCCCAGACTAATTGCTCTGCATTAATCTGCTTCTTTTGCTCCGCATTGTTCTGATTAACACTGTTAATATAGTTTTGCTGTCTCGTCCTCTCGCTGTCACCAAACTTAGTAATAGCACCTACAAGTTCTTCAGTACCTGCCTTCTTTACAAACTGATGCTGCGTACTGTTTTGGAAAAAAGTATCAGTTACTTGTGCATGACTCTCTCTTGAGACAGGCACTCTCCTTGCTTGTGCTAGTTTAGGTGTGGATGCTCTTGCTCTTGCCATTATGCTAATGCTCCGTAGCCGCTAGAATCTGTTAAAGCACCCCCTAATGCTCCAAGGAGACTGCCTGTATTATCTTCCATGTAGAAGCGAGAGGTATCAGCACGACCAGAGTAACGTAGTTTACTTGTTCTAGTGCTTCTATCTACCTGTGCCGTCTGCATCGCTAGGTTACTGCTTACCGTATTGGCATCGTATAGACCCTCTCTGGTTACTGAGTCTAATAAACTATCTATGGACAGTCCTGTAACTCCGGCTTCTGCCGCTGATACTCTTGCCGTTGCTCTGTCTTGAGCAGTGGCTAGTTGGATATCCTCCTGCTTTCCGGCAGCCACCTTATTAAGTTCCATCTTTTTAATATTCGCTGTCTCATAATCGAGGAGGAGAGCATCTTTAGCTAACTTATTCTTATGTTCTTGCTGTCGATACTTCTCCCTGATCTGTCGCTTCTGCTGTTTCGCTTGCGACATCGAAGAGTGTATTCCTGCCCCTAACGACAAGAGCGTTCCTCCGACACTTAATGCTGATGATAGGGCAGTCGCTGTTGCCATCGCAGAGGTAGCTAAGGCGATAGATGCTCCGGCTGCCCCTCCAATTCCGGCTGTAGAAGCGACAGCAAGACCTCCCACTCCCACACTCATAGCTGCTCCACCGAAGAAACCTGACCCTATGGCTAACCCTGTTAATGTAACTGGACACATATTATTTAATCCTCACAAATTCGTAAAATAAACCCCTTCCTCTCGCCCCTGTAACTTGTCTAATAAAAGAGAAGCCAAGGTGTTTTAACCACGCTATAGAAAGGGTATTTTCTGCATGGACATAGTTCATAAGTAATGGGTACTCTCGACTATTGATATAGTGCTTAGAGTGCCGTAAAAAAGTAAGAGGTATCTGAGTGATTTTATCTGAAGCTAACAACCAAGGAGTTGCCCACTTTGCTCCACCGTGATTTGATACCCCAAACATCCCGATCACTTCCCCATTCAATATAATTGAGTGTCTATCTAAAGGGGAGGCGTGGAAGCTTTCAACTAATGCTTGTTTGGGAGTAAACCCTGCGAGTAAATCAATTTCCACAACATCTGCTTTTCGCATCTTCTTTGCTAAGATGTGGCAATCTTTAAACCTCGCAGTTCGGTAGTAAGCGTCCTTGGTGTTATCCATGTTAAATCCTTTTTGCTCTTGTGTTATATACACCTTCCCATTCAACACTCTGGAAGGCATTCGGTGTGGGAGAGTTATTCTTCAATTTAATATCTACAGTTAAAGCGTTTGATAAAATAGGCGCACGAAATACCCCTGATTCCAATTGTGTCCTACCTACTCTGTTACCATCCGTCCCTAAGACTCTCCCTCTGTATGGGTAGGTAGAAGGTGTTCTCCCTTTAGGGGTAACTTCCACTTCAAATGCCCCAGTATCAGCAAAGGAAATAGCGAATGAACGCAATTGCAATCTACCATCCCTTAGAGGGGTAGTAGAACCCTCCCTCTTGACTTGCTGCTTAGAGAAGGCGTATGAGAACTCGTAGGGTGTCCCAATGTAAGTATCTTGCTTTTTAATACTTTCTATAATATCCGCTTCACCATAATAAACCGATCCATCCTTCCCTACCCCAACCACATCATCTAGAGGGTCTACAAGGGATCCTGCTGAAGGTTCTTGTCTAATTAAGGATCGACTGTCTAATAATATCTCGGTAGGGAAACCGTTAAGTGTAGGGTCACCTACCCCTCCTAATTTGAGAACCTCAATATAGTATTGACCTTCCCTTAAAACAATGAGAACAACCTCATTATTTAAGAACGTCATATCACATATTGACCCTGATGTTTGCCATGTTGACCATGAACTTTGAACTTTGTCAGTCCCTTTCCAGAAGTATGAGTAAACGTATAATTTATCCGGGGTGCTATCTGTTCGACATATAATTATGTCCTCATTAGATGATCCGATTATTTGAGTTATCTCACCTTCTATATACAAGGGACAATGCGCTGTTATATTAGCGGCATCTTTAGTCCTATACTCCGAATCAACGAAGTACTCTAACATACCGCTCCACCCTCCTTCATAGGTGGGGAAGAAGACGTTTTTACCTGCTCCCACAGGAGAGGCTATGGTGGAGGACTCAAAGCGAGTGGTGACATTTGACTTGACAGACTTGGCTGTAAACGTGCCTTGGCTGTCTAAGGCAAACTGAGCGTACTTACTAAATACGAGTAAACTTTCATCGAAGACCACAGCGTGTTTCAAATCTGCAATCCGCTCATCAAGGACAGAGACATCTAAAGGCTTAGTATCTAGAGAAGACCTTACCGTAGTGGGGTAGAAGTTATAATATTGTCCAACCTCGCTTAAAACAATACTCTCCCCAGTAAGCAAGCCCAATCGCTCCTTAAAGAAGAAGATATCATTAATAGTCTGGTTTACAAAAGAGGGGTCTGGGGCGGTGTTAGTGTCTCCTGCTGACCTAGAACCCCAGTCAATGGGACTAAAAGTGAACGTCCCATCCGCTTCCCTTACTAATTTATGAGGCATAGATCGGGGGTCTAATTCATAATTAAGCCCTGCCTGAGTAGACTCTCGCCATACGTTATCGGTGCCATCAAATGTCACATACCAATCATCTTCCCCAGAACCTGCATCACCTTCAATTTTCACATTGTACCCATCAGTACATACCGCAGGTAAATCTAAGTAATCAGTTATTGTTCCTTTAAAAGCAATGGAAGAGTTATTCCCTGTCGAGTCCTCTGCACGAATGTCAAAGTCTGGGAAAGAACCATCTGCATCTGCCTTCCTTTTAATATGTACTCGGTTTCCGTGATTATTAATTGTCCAATTTGCAGCCCCTAGACTAGAAGAAGCAGCACTTGCTAAAGAGCTTGCAATACTATGTGTTTGAATCTGACTTACAGCAGTTGTTCCCCTAGTTGTTGAGGCAACCTGAGAACCATTAACGTATATGGAATAAGTAGCACCATAGTTACCTGCCTTAATAAAGACAACTGCCTCTTTCTGAACATCATCCAGAACATTAGTTACAATATCCTCCTCATCTACATCAAAATCGACAAGACGGATAACATTAGATAATAGTTTCTCAAAGTAGGGGCTACCTTCTTCGGAATAACCCTCCTGCTGAGGGACATGAGATGGAATCGCTATTACTTCACGATACCTTTCAACAGTTTCCCCATCAGGGAATGTGTGGAGATGTGAATACTCTATTTCTGCTGATTGATCTCGGATACAACTGTCCACATCCCAAGAACCATATATCCGTATTATATCCCCCTCCACTACAGTTTCAAGTCCAATAGTCCTCTCTATCTCTGCTCCAAGAAAAGCGGCATACTCAAATGGTGTGGGGAGTTCTTCTGTAGGGTCTAAATCTACAAGCCAAGGTTTAACCTCATTCACTTCGGGACGATAATCATCTGCCCCTGATCGGTTAGCTGCTCCCATTGTTACATAATGGAAGTTTGACTGGCTAAGAAAGGGTCTAATACCAAAAGAGTAATAAGGAGAGATCGTCTCGGTTGTGTAGTCTTCCCCTACCTTCTTTCTATAAGCAGTTTTCTTTTCTCCCAAGGGTAGGACTTTAAAAATCGTAACCCCTTCCTCTTGGTGGGAAACTACTGTAGGAGCATTTCCTTCTATAGCCTTTAGCCTGACCTTACGCTCCGTATTTAGTACAAAGGTATGATCCGCTATAGTTTTAAACTCTAGGCTTTTAGGGTCTTTGGCTGTGAGATATTGTGTAGCTTCACTTGGATCACTTGATGTTACTGTAAGTGCTTGACCAGTAAAATCATGTACCAGTATCTCCTTATCTCGCACAGAGACAACGTACTTCTCTGTCTCATCTCTCTCATATATATGGAAGCTATCTGGGTGTGAGATTATGTCTTGCAAGCCCACTGAACCTAACCGTTCAAAAGGAGGACGCTTCACTAATCCTTTAACTACAGAGGAGAAACCATTAAGTTGTTCTTCAGCTTGAGATGGTTGTCGTACTTCATCTGGTTGTTGGCTAACACCATTAATTAGATTGGGTATACTAGAGGATATTAAAGCCATTATACCCTCCTAACTATATTAGCCTTGATACCACTATTGTTAAATACGTTAAAATCGCTATTTTCTATTTCCACACTTATAAAGTCGTGCCACGCTCTCTCTTCATCTTCTCGCTGATACCCATGTAGATCGGAAGCACCAATTGTGCGATCTTGGAAGACTCTAGCGGCCTTCAAGGTTATGTACGACCTAATTGACTCTGGTAACTCATCGAAAGTAAGCAGGACAGTTAAGTTACAAGTGACTTCCCTCTCTAAGATAAAGGTGTGTTTCTCTCTATCGTAAAGTTTTCCCCCTCTGTTAACCAAAGAGTTACCCTTTCCGATGACCTCATCTACACTCATGGTATTTAAGGGGAGGATTACTTCCCCACTTATAGTGGGTTGAAGCTTCAGATTAACTTCTGTATTGAAAGACCATCCAGAGGATTGTACTCTTCTGGAAATAGAAAGTAGCGTATTTGCTGCAGCTTCTGCATCTGCTACACCGCTCTTCAAACTACTAACTGGTGATTCTCCAATAGAAGTAAGGATTTCATTTATTGCTTCTAGTTCTGTTGTTGGATTTAGATTCACTCTCACTCCTAAAAGAAAAAAAGAGGTCACCCAATTAAGGGTAACCTCTAGTTTATTTACGCTAATTTACAGTTATCCTGCAGCTACAAATTTCGTAATAGCAATAGCACCTGCCGGACGCAAGATATTATGCCCCATAGCGTACTTAGCAACCATCAATGTACCTTGACGGTCGATTTGGTACTCGCTCTCAAGACCTAAGTCCATTAGCTTCACAGTAGCAACTGCATCCTTGTTCATTAACAAGCCTACAACATCACTATAATCACCTGCATACGCTCCATCACGACCAGAACCTACGGCAGTATCCGCTAGTGGAGATGGATCACCATCACTAAGGTTATTAACTGTCGCCCCAGCTACGGTAGTCTGCTGCTGATCCGAAGAAGGAAGGTTATTCGTTAAGTAAACTGGAACACCTGCAATCATTGGAATCTGAGCAGTAGCGTATGAACCTGCACCACCAACATCCTTATTCATGTAGAACAATTTAGATGTATCAGTAGTATTGAACAGAGCGTAGTACTGAGCAGGGCGTAAGAATAGAGCCATTTCGCCTGTCACGTTCTTAGTTTGCATCTGTTCTACTGCTGCGAAGACTGAAGCAACAATCTTGTCACCTTTATTTTCATCATCTGCTGCACCTAATGCGACATTAGTTGTAAATGTCTCACCAGTAACAGGTACTAAACCTGCAGCGGCTGCTTGTGTAGCATTAGTAATAAACGCTGACTTCAATGCTGTACGCAGGATATTTCTATCAGCTACAGCGGCTAGAGCGTAAGCACACTCAGAAGAGTAAGTTGAACGTACTTCATAATGACGCATCGCTTCTTGGATGTTCGGAATGAAGATAGGAGAGATCAAGAGATCATCAACCGTTACTTTACGCTCACTATGTGCGATCTGATCCGCTTGAATCAATTCGCCCGGAGTATGGTACTTAGCACCTGCTGTTCCAATCATTGGGAAGCTTGCACTTTTACCAGATGAAATGGTACGAACACGATGCTTGTCCATCATTATGTTCTTGTTGTGGAACTCGGTTAATACTTCCCCTGCAAAGATGTCGAGAAAGAGTTTACGGTTATCATTTGCATTGTTCTGCTGACCTGCAAAGGTAACCGATTGATTTGTTGGAAATGCCATTATTTGGAATCCTTGTTATTAGTTAAAAGTAAATATAAGTGGCGTAGAAACGCCTTAACTAATAGCTTTCCGATTGTCCTCAGATAGGGTCGTATTTCTATTATTTTGGGATGACCCTATTGGGTCTGGAGTAAGAATTGTCCTGCAAATGTAGGGTTCTTAGAGGATGGAACTTCTAGATAACTTCTGTTCGACCTGCGTTCTATACGCAGTGTCTTGCTTGTATCTAGGATCACTCATTGCCTGTCTTAATTCAAAGACAGAGTTGTAACGGTCTGGGGCAGACGTTGCTGTCTTGCCTGATAAAGGTTGGCCTGAACTACCGTACTCGTTCTCAAAACGTGCTTGAAGACCTTTAACGGCTGAGATTAATGTATCAGTATCCCCTGACTCGGTGGCGTTATTGTAAATCTCAATCTCTTTTGGAGATAAAGAGGTACTTGCCCACTCTTGCAACTTGTTAAACTGTTCAGTTCCACCAACGGAAGAATGAACTTTATACTCTAACAATTGGGCTGTCGCTTCCTGCCCTGCTACAAACTGGTCTGCCATCTCTTTCGGGATACCTTTAGCCTCTAGGGAGGCATAATCTTCCTCAGTGATTTGATCGCTGTTTTCAGCATAACGCTGTGACATAGCATCGAAATCTAAACCAAGTTCTTCAAGTGTTTCTTGCACTTCTTCTGGTTGTGATTCTTCAGCATTATCCACAGCTACTTCTTCTTTCGGTGACATACGATCTTGGGTGAACTTCTTCTCCAATTCGTTATAAGCCTTAGCCATGTCTTCAGCAGACTTGAACTTCTCTGGCAACCATTCGGGTTTATCTTCCGGAGAGGTATTATCCTCTCTCAGTTGACTACCGATCTTTGCCATAGCTTCATCGTCTTTGCCTTCTACCGATTCTTCTTCGTGGGTGCTATCTACCATAATGTCCTTTTTAAGGTTGTCCTTCTAATTGTTTAGCCATTGCAGGGGCTGCACTTTTCATTACTTCAGCCATTTGCTGTTGTTGCATCTGTTGTTGCTGTGCTTCCTGCTCGGCTTGCTTTTCTTCTGCACTCTTAATTAGGCCAGAGGTGTCTATGCCTATAGATGCTCCTAGACGATCTATGTAATCATCTACGTTCAAATTGGCTGCCAATACTTCCTGACCTAGTGGTGCTAATTTCTCTAGGAATAGTGCTAACTTATTCAAGTCTTGCCCTCTACCTAAAGCTTCAATTCCTGTTGTTATCTGAGGTCTAACCATATTCTTAGGAAGCTTGGGCATCTTGCCCTCACTCTCTAGGTTAGCTAATAATAACTCTACCAATGGTCTCTGGAACTCTTGTGATAAGACGGAATACACGCCTCCTAATGCCCCCTCTAACTCATTAGCCATGTACCTAATCTCTTCTGCTGTAACACGTTCAGCATTGCGCTGTACGGCACTATTAAGAAGGAAGGCATGGGATAAGCGATAGGAGACATCATCTAAGGTTTGTTTGACAAAACCAAAGTCAGCCTGTTTGTCCATCTGGAGTACAGAGATATCATCTTTATTCCCTGCTCTTACTGCACCATTAGGTGCTTCTTCAATTACTTTTGCCCTTGTCTGACCGTTCTGTCTAACTAAGAATAGGATTCGTGCTGCAGCTTGTGCGCCTTCAACTAAAGCTTGTGATAGTAGTTCCACACTCTTTAAGTCACCTATGTACATCTCAACTAAACCTCGACCATAGTCCTCACCATTAGCCGCTGAGAAGCGTAGTGGTAACCAAGGAAGTTTATCTTTCGGGTAATGTTTATAAGAGTCAGGGAGTTTGATCCCCTTCACCTCTTGATATAACTCCCATTTACCGTTAATTAACTTAATGTGAGTATAGAGGTTCAAGTTCTTCTCTACTTCATTCTTATCCTGCTCACGTTGTGCAATGATCTCTTGTACTTCTAGTGGAAGTAGCATCGGACTTACTTTCTCATGAGTTACAACTTCAAGTAGATTTCCTAGTCCATCTCTAGAGACTACATAAGAGTCTAGCTTGAATATGCGAATTGAACCGTCACTTTTATTTACATTAATGAGACAGTTCCCAGTTACTATGAGTTGCTTTAATGCCTCAAAACAAGGAACTCTGACCGCTGCTGTCTCAATGCGAGTCATTACTGCTCGTTCAATGGAGGACAAGCCTTCTTCAAGTTGCCCTCTCTGATCCTCTCCTGTCAACTGTTCGACATCAAAGTCATCAACCGTTAAACGGAAAAAGGGAGCATTGGGAGGGAGTAAAGCCATTAATAGCTTACTGGCTAAATGGACAACACCCCTCGCCCCAAGACTCTGGTACGGTGTCTGAAACTGGGTATTGCCTGTAACTCCATCTTCGGGGAGAAGGAAGGGCAAAGTTAACTCGGCACTCCTTCTTCCCCTGTACAGAAAAGGTTCTCTGTCTGTCTTTAATTGAACATAGCGTCCTTCAGCAGAACCTACAGTTTCATTATCGTACATTGATGTCCTCTTTTATTTATTTATTTGGTACTTGTGTTCCAGTACCTGACCCACCAATACTTACGCCTATACCCGAACCCTTTTTCCTTACACCTGTGCCACTCTTAACCCGGAATGGGGAAGAAGAAGCCCCTACTGGCTTTCTCTTACTTGATCCTGTTTTAGTGGAAGATGAAGCGGAAGATGCTGATCTTGCAGCAGCAGGTGGAGGTGGCGGTGGAGGCGGTGGAGGAGGAGGAGGAGGAGGTGGCGGTGGCGGTGCCGGGGCCGGTCTATACACGGGTCTGGGGGACGAACACATAAATCTATATCTCCTTATTTTTTATTTAACAGGGATGCGTAATCCCGACTTCTTTGAATTAGTAATAACCCCTGACGTAGTACCAACGCTCTTCTTTATCCTAAAAGAGTTAGTGGGGGTATTCTTCGCTCTCTTCACTTCTGACACTTTACTCTTGCGTGGAGATGCAGGAGGAGGGGCTTTCGCCGGGGGTGGTGGAGGTGGAGGTGGAGGAGGTGGTAAAGGTGGTGGTGGTGGTGGCGAACCTCCAAAACACATATGTCTTACTCCTTCTTGAGTAATTTAAAAGCATCCTCTTCCGTAATAAGTCGTTGTATATACTCAACAACGTCACGCTGTCCTGCTCTTCTTTGTATAGCAGGAAGGTTCTCTAAGGGAGTGGGGTTTTGTAAGGGAAAAGCTGTATCTAAAGCTTCAGCTATATCAGTTAAACTGTTACTGTTATACCTTAGTTTCATATTATTGCTCCCTTACAGGTGACCGTTAACTTTTCTACCATCCAAAGTCTCCTGCCATTCCTTCAGCGTTATAATCAGTTACAGTCCCTTCAAAGAAGTTCTTGAAGCTATCCCCTGCAATGATCCAATCGACCCAAGGTAACGGATTATCCTTAACCCCGAAGTTAGCTTTAAGTCCCATTTGGATTAATCTTCTATCTGCTAAGTAGCGAATATACTCTTTCACCTCAGAAGCAGTTAGACCCTCGACATCCCCCATCCTAAAAGCTAACTCAATGACCTTATCTTCTAGGCCAACCGCTGTCCGTACCATCTCATAGACATCTGCCTTGAAAGAATCAGTAACAAGTCTTGGATTCTCTTTTAGATATACCTTGAATAACTCAGTCATCCCTTCAACGTGCTTAGTCTCGTCTCGGATACTCCATTCGACTACCTCACACATACCTTTCATCTTACCGAACCTCTGGTAGTTTAGAAGCATGATGAAGGCTGAGAATAAGGACATCCCCTCATTGATGGTACTTTGAGCCAGACAGATTGCCATGTCTGAGTTTCCACACCACATCCCACCACCAGAAGCCATGAAAGCAATCTTCTCTTTCATCGCATCATACTCAAGGAAAGCGGAATACTCACTTTCATCTAACCCAAGTGTATCGTTAAGTAAAGCATAGGCACGTTGATGCGTACCCTCCCTATTCGCAAACGACAAGAGCATATTTCTAATCTCATTGTTCTTGAAGTAGGGAATGAATAGGTCACAGTAATTAGCAGCAACCTGTACATCACTTTGAGTAAATAACCTGAGTATCTGTGTAATGTGGTCTTTCTCACTAATTGATAACTCATTCCCTTTCCATTGATTCACATCCTCTTGGAGTTTTACTTCCCAAGAACCCCAATGTATCTTTTCGTGATCCTCTGCTATCTCCATTGCCCAAGGATATTGAAAGGGTTTATATACTCTGTTTGGTTTATTTACGGACATAAGTTATCCCTCGCAAGCTAGACATTCGCTCTCCTCAAAGTCTTTAAGTGCAATCCTTTCTACCTTCCGTCCCACTTGTTCAGCAGTATGTCCAGAGGAAGTTCGTAGGTAATACAACCCCTTCATCTTCTTCTTCCAAGCATCTAAGTGAACAGAGTTAACGTATGAGCGTTCTACACCGGAAGCAAAGAATAAGTTCACACTTTGTCCCTGACAGATGAACTTCTGCCGATCAGCAGCGTGTTGAATTACCCAATGTTGGTCTATTTCAAAAGCAGTCTTGAAGACAGATTTATGCCAAGGGTCTAAGCAGTCTAAGTGTTGTACTGAGCCTTCATGGTGAATAATGCTCTGCCATTGATCCTCAAGCCACTGACCGTCATACCCTTTAATACTTTGAATCTTCTTTAATTCCTGATTGAGGTACTTATTCTTAATAAGATGTGCGCCCACTCTGGTTCTATGTGTAAAGGCATTACTTTTCCAAGGTTCAATTGAAGGTGATGTCCCTGCAATCATAGAGGAGTTAGCGTTTGGTGCTATCGCCAATAAGTGACTATTCCTCATGCCTGTATCTTCCCCATCAGGGTATGCTCCAAGCTTATCAGCTAAGTCTACAGATGCTTGTTCTGCTCTTCTCTTGATAGACATGAAGATTAAGTTATTTAAGCCGACAGCCTGTGCTGATTCAAAGGGGAGATTCTTAGACTGCAAGAGGGCATGAAAACCCATTGCTCCCAACCCAAGACTACGTTCCCTTTGTGCGCTGTAAACTGCTTTACTTAGAGCATCGGGGGCAGTAGCTATAAAGGCAGTAAGGACATTATCAAGCATATGAATGAGATCACCTACCATCCCACTGTCTTTCCACTCTTCCCATTTCTCTAGGTTTACGGAAGATAAGCAACAGACAGCAGTTCTGTCCTCATTGGTGGGCAGGTGAATCTCATTACACAAGTTTGATCCGTGTATCTTCAGTCCCTTCTTCTTTAAGGCATAAGGCAACTTCCTATTCGCCTCATCAATGAAGTTAAGGTATGGTTCTCCTGTCCGGAAGCGAACCTCCAGTACCTTTTCCCATAGCTTTCGTGCGGAGACAGTATCTCTAACGCTTCCATCATGCGGATCAACTAAGTCCATCTGCTCATCCTTGAGTACCTTCTCCATGAACTCATCAGGAAGGTTAACCGCATTATTCATATTGAAGCACTTACGGTTAGCATCACCACCAGTTGGTACTCTAATATCTAAGAACTCTAATATGTCAGGGTGATTGATATCTAGGTAGGCCGCATAAGACCCCTTTCGTGTCTTACCTTGTTTATAAGCAGTCATGCTTGAGTCAGCGACTTTCATAAAAGGAATGGGTGAAGGGGCTTTATCACTTACCGCTCGTACATCTGACCAATGTCCACCTACACCACCACCCTTTACAGACAACCATGCAAGTTCAGATTGATGTTCTATTAACCCCTCTAAGGTATCAGGCACATAAGAGAGGAAGCAGGAGATTGGTAACCCCCTATTCTTCTCCCCTCTTCTAGGTGCGTTACTTAGAATTGGCGAAGAGAACATGAACCATCCTTTAGAGGCGTAGTCATATAATCTTTGGGCTAGACTCTGGTCTCCACCAGAGTAGGCCAATGATGCTCTAGCAAAGGCCTCTTGGATATCTTCTCTGGGGAGGGTGTAGTAATCGGTAAGCAATATTGTTGCTTGGTCTGACAGTAGGCTATTTCTAGTCCTTTTAATCTTTATCGACATATTGTTCCACTATGAAATCAAAATCAGGTGCTGTGTAATTAGCCCCCTTCAGTACCTTGCCATCCGCTCTAAGTTCTGGTTCACCATTGTCATCAAGCTTCGACATATTGCTATGATGTACCTCATAAAAAGCTATGGCAGCAGGTAGCCCAAAAGCAGCAGCACAATGGCTAGTGACATATTGAAGATCAGCTAATTCCTTTAAGAACTTACCAATCATCTCATTCGTTATTTCATGTCCATCTGCGAGGGTCTGACGTAAAGCAATTAACTCATCTAATAACTCTTTACACTCTTCAGCGATAAGCGTACCTTCCAAGGCTAAAGTCATGTCTACTGCATCCACATCCTCGTCTGTCAGTTTCAAATCAACCGTCTGCATGGTTGCTTCCATAAACTCTTTAACGTGTTTCTCTCTCATTTGATTCCCTGCTTGATTGCGTTCTCTTTAGCTAACTGTGCGTAATGAATTATCTTATCTAAATCAGATAAACATTGTCCTTTGTCGTACATCCGTGTGGCATATTTAACGATATTAAATTGATAAGGGTCTAGCTTATTCTCCACACAATAAGTTAACGGCTGAATAGCCTTGTCAACATAGTGCTTACCACCCACCTGTCTTTTTAGGGAGTCCATAAAATCACCTCTTTCTTTTTAAAGTCGTAGTCTGATGCTCTACATATTCTTGCAACTCTAGCTTGAACTAAAGCCTCGCCTTGCGTAAGACCTTTATGGACAAAGGCAGAGACCACATTATCCCAAGTGTTACCTTTATCTAGAACTTTAGTAGAACCAACCTCACCTATGCCGGGGCAACCTTTGTATCCATCTGTTGTATCTCCCATTAAGGTCTGTTTGAAGTGGTAGTAGTCTGCTTCTACCTCAGTAACCTCCTTAACCTTTACATCCTTTGCCGGATTAAATAGGTAGCAGGGGATAGTCTTCATGTCCTTATCTTCACTAACAATAATCTTCTTAGTGCCGGGTTTATAGGCATCCCATGTAGCTAAGATTCCCATGCAGTCATCCGCTTCTAAGGTAGGTCTAGTGAAGCTTTCGTACTTAGAGGCTAACCACTCCTTCAATTCTGCCAAGGCTATTGGCTTCCTTTTACCCTTCCTATTCTCCTTGTATGAAGGTAAGACCTCTTTTCTGAAGTTCTCCTTATCAGTGAGACAGATGATAAACTCGCAGTAACCACCAATGGTCATTGCCACCTTATCTAAATCCCTCTCCACCTTAGCTTTGGCCTTACCTAAGTCAGAGTGAAGAGTCCATAGATCGTCTCCCCAATGAATCTCTTCCTCTACTGCTGAGGCTGCCTGAAAGCAGAAGATATCTGCATCAATTAATAAGGTATTTGTCTGTCTCATCGTGTCTCGCTCCCCTCAAGGTTGATATATAGAATAAGCAAAAGTAGAATCACCAATGAAATGAGGAATGGAAGTAAGGCTACACCCCAAGGAATAGCTATAATCTCCAAGGCATTGAAGAGACATAAGAAGAAGGAAAACGCCCAGACACAATACACAATAAACACCTGCCTATCTCTGCTTTGAAAGGGCATCCCAAGACTCCTCTGCTATCCAAGAACATATCTCACCCACAACTTCTGCGTACTTCCTAATCTCTTGTTGTGAAGTCTCTTCTGTTCTAAGGTTGAAAAGTCTGGCGTAAGCGGCTAGGGAGGCTGTCTCGTAAAACTCTGTATATGTAGATTGAGGTAAGTACATCCTTGCTAACTCAGGGGCAACACCATCGTCTAGATTCAGACGATATAAAGCTAGAGCAGAGTCCTCATACTCCTTGTTAAACTCGTCAGTCTCAATTTCCTCATCACTGCTACCCTGCTTTACATTATCTGCTCTAAGGCGTAATCGTTCTGGGGAGTAGAACTCTGGAGTCTCATCGACATACCGTCTACTTATCTCATTACGAGTGAACCCAATCGTATGCTTAAACCATTGTCGTGCAACGAATATAGGCATCTTCAATCTGAGGGTCACCATGACATGAGAAAAGGGTGTCCAATGCTGATGCTTTGCTAGATAATTAATAAGTTTCGCATCACGTTCTGGAAGTTTACTCATTTCCCAAAAGCTTTCCTTGCCCATAGAAACTCTAGCCGCATTAACAACAGTCAGGTCATCCCCCATTGAGTCAATAAGGTGGGCATTCCCTACCCCATCTCCTAGTACATCATCAAAACTAATCATCTTCCCCTCCGTAGTAGTGCTATAAACTGTGCATCTTTTCGACTCTTCTCAATCTTCTCTGCTGTAAGTTTAGCCAATCTAGTCACAGCTACTTGGTACTGAGCGGAACACACAATAATGTCCTCTTCTATCTTTTCAACAGTTCGGTTTAATTTACCCATATTCATTATCTCTTTCCCCTTCCGGCTGACCATGCAACCTTCTTATATTCCTTACACTCCCCAGAGTAGTCAAAGGCCAGCATAGGTATCGTAGGGTAAACTGGCTTGAGGTGGATGAAGTTCCTTGCACACTTAGTGTTATCGCATCTCGCTGTACACACTTTCAATTTAACTTCCTCTCTTCTTCTACCACATAATCCTCATCCTCACCTCTAGCCTTCTGTAGCAGGGATAAGATTGTCCCACTTGAGGCAACCTCCGAATTAAAAGGGATAGTTATTACATCAAGTTCATTTGCCATATCAGCAAATATTAGAGTTAGTCCATCATCTTCATTGAAGGAAATAGCAGCACTATGCTTATCCAGTAGGTCACCTAAACCCCAAAGTAATGCGAAGACCTTATCATCGTTGTTCATTAATCATCCTGTTAGTGTGTGTCAGCCCATGTAGAGCCAATTGAGTAGTCGCTATCTAGAGGACAGCGTAGTTTTAAATCTACTTCGACATTTCTAATCGCCTGTCTTGAGGCTTTCTTAATTGCTTCTAGGGCTTCCTTCCCTTTTACTGCTATCTGTAATTCATCATGAACCCAAGCGCAGTAAACATAATCACCTTGCCATGAATGAGAGAAGCCATGAGAGGACATTAGCTTGTCCAGTTCGACTAACCATGCCTTACAAATAATTGCCCCTGCTGATTGCAATAGAGAGTTTAAGGCAGCGTGTTTAGAGCGGATGAATATCTGTCTTCCATCTAACCCCTTTAAGTACCCTCTCTCTGAAGCAGTTGAGGTACGCTCCCTTAATGTTTTAAGCGCAGGGGTATTCTTCAAGAATCTGGATTTCAGTCTCCTTCCGGCCTTACGTTGAGTCTCTTCATCTGAATCGGGATGGACAATAGAACCAACCTTGACATCCCCTGCACCATATAAAAAGGCGTAGATGAAAGTCTTAGCTTGAGGTCTTGAGGATAGTCCTGCTGCGTTCTGATTAGCAGTATGGATATCACCCTCAAGTATCTCCTTGTTATACTCCCCACCGTCATACGCACTCATGTAATGACCAAGGCATCTAAGTTCAAGGCCAGAAGCATCGCAACCAAATAACTTATAACCATCAGGGACAGTAAATAAAGAACGACACTCTTTGCCGTAAATAGCGTTACCACTCGGTACTTGAGCAATATTAGGAGAATGGTGAGTAGCCCTGCCTGTGACAGCACCATTAGTGTTAATACGACCATGAAGTTTTCCCTCTCTTACTAATTTCAACCATGCGTTATCCCCCTCAGCTAACTGCCCGATCCTCTTCTGTAACATGAAGTACTCTATGAGCAACTTAGAGTGTTCATTACCTAGACATTGCAGAGTAGTCTCATCTATTTTTGGTTGGCCTTTCTCTGTAGTCTCAGGTGATTCCCATCCAAATAACTCTTTCAGGCGTTTAGCAATATGCGCTCTTGATGCCGGATTAAAGGTGATGCGTGTGACCTTGGTGTAGACTGCCCCTTCTACATAAGAAGGTTTGGTCTTATCCTTGAAATTAAGAGTACGTTTAGGTGTAGTTTCTATACCTTTTTTATACCACGCACCAAAAGTATCAAGTAGTTCTTGATGTATGACCCCTCTACGTTCACTCAACTCAGCGTAAAGATTGGCGGCCTCCTTCTCATTAAAGTAGAAACCGTTTCTCTCCTGTTGCGTCATCAAGGTAGCGACATCCATCTCTAACTTAATAGCAGTCTCAGAGTAATTGTAAGACTCCAACTGCTTAAATAATGCCGTAGTTACTGCTACATCCTGCTCACAATAACTCAACATGTCCTCACTGTAGGTCTGCCAATCTGTACCCTCAGAGAAGTCACCTTTTAAGATACCTAATCTGTATCCGTAAGACTTTAAGGAATGAGAGCCAATGTACTTCCCCTCCAATTTATTCTTCTGAAATAAACCAAAGTCAAGGTCTCTTCGGTTTGACCACACCAACTTAGCGTAAACCAGTGTATCTAAGACCTTACCCCAAGGCTTGCTTTTAAACTTAGGGTAAATCTTTTGTATTGCAGGTAGGTCAAATCCAATCCCATTGTGAGCAATGAGGACATCAGCATACGCTAACTTCTTTAACCCCTCCTTCACCTCACCCGGTGGATACTTAAAGACCTCCCCTGTATCTACATCTTGAATGACTAAGCAATGTATCTTGGTTAGTTCCGGAAGTAATCCATCTGTCTCAACATCAAAGCAATATCTCCTCATCACACCTCCTAGAACTCATCAATTACCTCTGGGGTAAACACCTTTGTTACATCCTCGTCATGCTCAAATAACATCCCTGTCTCTTCTATATAACCAAGTTGAATAGTCTTGCCAGTAGAAGAACCTGTATGCCTATCCTTGAGTACCCTAAAGGTAGTGAGTTGTCTTAAAGAGACATCCTCATGCTGTTGGTCACGCTCCATGCCAAACATAAAGTGCGCCCAAAAGCCAATTGCTCTACTACCTTTAAAGTGCCGGATAGAGACACGACCACCTTCTTCGTGGGGTGTGCCGTCTGGTGTAGCGAGGTGAGATATAACGTGGATGATAACTTGATGCTTCTTAGCTAAAGATGCCATGTCAGCAGTTATCTTTTCTAGGACTTCCCTTTCATTCTGATCCTGTCCTGTTGCTAATGCTGTCAGGTGATCTATATAGAAAAGGCGCACTCCATTTGAGGCTAAGTAGACAATCTTCTGTCTCATTGAGTCCCAATCATTGACCCCGAATGAATCATATAAGGTGATCCTATCTACTAACTCTTTATCCTTTAAGCAAGCTTCAAGTTCCTTACTCGTCCACCCTGCATCTGGGACATGAAAGCGTTTACCGCATAGCTTCCCTGCTATACGCTTACCAGTTTCAATTGTCCCTTGCTCTAAGTAAAACACCCCTACTTTTTCCTTCAAGGTCTCAATGTCAAAAGCAATTGATTGAGTGAATACATCGGTCTTACCTACACCTGTTCCTGCCCCGAAGAAGTAAGTCTCTCCCCATCTTCTACCGTAGGTATACTCTGTTAAGGTAGGTAAGAACCAAGGGATACCCACTTCAGTAGGCTTTAGTACATCGTCTATGATATCGGAGAGTTTTACTAACCCATCAGGACGATAAGGGACTGCTGACCATATGGCATTGATGATGGCCTTGCCCTTACCCTCAGTTAGACAGGTATTGGCATCCTTCTCAGGTAACTCTGCAATCTTAACTTTCTCTATAGGTAAGATAGAAGCGCACTCTAAACTAGCCTTACGTCCTGCCTTATCCATATCAAACATTAGGATAATCTCTTCAAAGTTATCTAGATACTCTAAGTTGCTCGCTATAACCTTCTTAGCACCTGCAGCCCCATTAGGGAGGGAAAGAACTGGGTAGGAATTGCCTTGAACTTGTGACACAGAAAGACAATCTATCTCACCTTCTGTAATTACAAGCTTCCTTCCACCTGACCACAAATGTCTACCAAAGAGGGAATTATCAAGATTACCTCGGACACTAAATGCCTTACCCTTACCTCTCAATTTCTGAGCAGTGAGAGTACCGTCCTTGTTGTACATATTAGCAACGTGAACTCTACCGTTAACACTATCGCTAATGGAGTAGTGGTATAAGGCGCAGGTTTCTTCCGTGATCCCCCTAGCTTTTAACGCCTTATACTCCCCCTTCAAAGGGGTAAACTCTATTTTACTACTCACCTTAATCTCTCCTTCAGCCGTTTCAAAGTACTCACATGAAAAACAGTAACCATGCCCATCACTGTACCTAGCTAAGTTATCTTTACTAGCACATGAGGGGCATGGTTCATGGGAAACAAATGCAGATTCCGTCTTCAATTAGATAGGCAATTGATGGGTATCTTGTATAGCTTGCAATCTTAATTTGCTATATAAGCGGTTGTACTCCACGACATCTAAAGCGTGTGTTCTATGGTCTTCAGTCAGATTATAAGCGACAATGGCTCGACCTCTTTCTCCTCTTGATACCTCTCTAGTAACGAACTCAAAACCTTGGGCTTTAAGAAGATAAATCTTGCTAGGCAGGTGAGCAATGTCATAAAGATTAAGTGCCATCTTACAAGTTAACTCACCGTATTTAACGATGTGATTGATGATGATTTCCGGCTGAGTAAGTTTAGTAGTGGTAGTCATAAAATGAGTCCTTTTAAGTTAAATAGTTAGTAGTTTTAGTTGGTTCTTTGGTCATGTCGATGACATCTAAGAATCTGTCTACATCAAACGATGGACAAGCCTTCTTATTATCGAGTTCGTAGTGACCATAAATGGTTGTTTCTGGGTATCGACTGCGTAGTAAAATGAGTACGTTGCGTAAGGTGGTGTACTGACTTACGGTAAAGTTATCGTCAGGTTTTAACTCCGCATCCACTCCTCCTACCATGCAGATATGAACAGACTCCAGATTATTTCCCCTAGCCCCTGCTCCTATAGCATCTTCCTGCCGTCCCAGTTCTAAACGAGCAGAGCGATTAATTACATAGTGGTAACCGTTAGTCAGCCACCCCCTGTCCTTATGCCATGCTGTTATCTCTTTTGCGCCAATCATCATGTCCGGCTTAGTTGCTGAACAGTGTATGACAAGCTGTGTTGTTTTTTCTCTATTTTTTAGTTTCATAATCTGTTATTGAAAAAGTGATTCCCTCCTCATGTTTGGGTACAACTTCCTTCCTTATTGATAATCTATAAACCCTGTTATCATTGAAGTGATACCGCTTTTGTAAGATGTCTAAGAAAGGCTTAATGCAGTTATCTATATCTGAGCGGTTAGACCTATATCTAACCACTAACTTGACATAGAGATCGCCTATGGGGATGGTTAAGTCTGGGAGAATAGCGAGTAATACTTCCTCGTATCTCCTGTACTTAGCTGACTTAACCTTTCGCCCATTCCATGCCTCATTAATACTTAAAGGTTTAATGTGTGCGGATACCCACTCACTAGAACTCCTCGTCTTCATCCTCAAAGGCTTCCTCAAAAGTTTGTGGGGATTCCACCTCGGCAACTGATTCAAAACCCTCTTCACTTCCAAAACCAAATGAAGTACCTGTTTGTCCATTGCCGGACACAAGGGTAAGGACTTGAACTGCGGATAAATCACATGAGATTCCTGCTGCCTTAGTCAAAGCTAGGTAGTAAGGTCTGGTGGTGAAGGCCGTCTTAATCTCACTACCCCCATACACCATTTCAGACACGGTGTTCAGCTTGCTATCAAAGAGAGGGACTTTCATCTTAATGATGCTTCCGTCTTTAGCACGAAGTTCAGCGTTCTGCTTGAACTTGAAAAGCATTGCACCTGTCTCATTCCCCATTGAGTCAACCTCTTCAGAATAGGGGTAAGCACGATGTACTTTCTTCCTATCAGCAGGTTTAGCTTCCTCTAAAGCTAACTGATAGCTTTCCTCAACTAAGGGGTCGATTGATGCCTGTAGTTGTCCTATGGCCTCTCCTGTGAGGCGTAAGCTAACCTTATAGGCAGGTCTGCTTGGTTGCCCATTAAATGAGCGAGTGTCTGGGTTATTCAACCAAGGGTAAACTGCTGTACCTTTGGGTGATAAGATTTTCTGTTTAGCCATATGATAGTAGTCCTATGTAGTTGGGTTTAAGTCAGCGATCAAGTCTCCAAGGTAATAAAGTTCCTCATAACTCAGTTCATCTTTGATGTCCTTATCTCGCCATTTAACTGACTCGATAGTTACGTTGTGGTTAATGAATCCATCATGCTCAACTTCTAAAGTTAAGAGCGTGTCATCGTCTCCAAATAGTTCAACGTCATGTAGTGTTGTTTTCATTAGTTTCCTGTGTAGTAAAATTAAGTTGTCTTAAAGCTGTCCGTTAACAAAAAAGGCAATACCTCCGATGTGGAAGTACTGCCAACTGAGCGACAATCAATCAGTTGTCTTAAAGGTGTCCGTTAACTTTCTGTCTCACCTCAGTTAACTTTTTCTCCTTCTTCTTTTTAGTAAAGATTAAATCCCAGTTAGCCTTATACTCAGCATCACTAACTTTCCGTTCCCTTCTTCTACTTCCTTTCCCCCCACTTGAGGGGGCGTTACTCTCACTCATATTTTTATTCTCACATCCGCTTCTTTTTAGGCAAAGCAATACATACTCTGGTTGATTAAAGATAAATCTAAGCTACCTTTTTCCGGGCAAGGTGCTAATTTCTTCTTCTCCTTTTCATCTAATTGTTGCAACACTTCTTCTCGGAAGTTCTCAAAGACATCCACTTCAGTATATAAGTTGAAGAACTCCTCTCTCAAGACCTTGAATAGATAATCTGTCCTGCTCGGTAGAGTGCCAAAGCTGTCGTGAACTAAGGCCAGATTATCTAACCCAGATCGTGCGGTCACAAGCATCAGGTGAGAGGCATCAAGTGAGTGAACAAAGTTAGGCGATACAGAGGCTGACTGCTTCCGCCCATCTACATCCGGCAATGACTTACGCATGATGAATCTCACATCCTTTGCACCCAAGAATGAGGTCTTAATCAATTGTTTCTCGGACTTATGGTAATGCTGTTTAACTGGAAATCCAAGTGGTGTTGTCCAGATGACAGGCTTGTTTCCTTTAGCTACAAGCTTGGCGCACTCCTTCAACCATTGCATTGCTTCAGCAGCTTTCACAACTGTACCTGTGACTGCCTCATAAAGCCAATTAGCCATGTGACCTGCCCCTGCATACCCTGACAAGTGTACAAAAGGATAAGCCTCATCGTACTCCTCTCTAGTTATCTTACCTGACTCCAAGAGCAGGGTTTGTTCTCTTCGGGTCTTATCTACTATGTCCTCCATGAGTTGATCACGAAACCCATAGGCTCTTGATCCGTAGGGGAATGTCATTACTGAACGCTTACTTATCTTCCTGTTCAATCCAAACTTCAACCATGAGTACATCGCTAAATATTCCTCCCTGATTTTATGACCCTTCAAAGCTTCTTCACTCTTGGGTATCTTATTTCCTTTCTCATCGTAGAATGGAGATAGTACCTCCTCCATAAATAATAGAAACGCTTTCGCTTCTTTTTGGACAAAGGAGTGCCTAAGAAGTTCTGTTGCCTCTCTTTCGGCGTCTGCTTGAGTCATGCAATCCCAATGAGGTATTCGGGATTCTAACTTATCTTTAACCTTAGTGATAACTGTCTGATAAATATCAGCAGGTTTATCTTGTGGGGTAAGGTTAACCTCCTTTCCTGTAGCCTCACAACGTAGTGCCATGCCAAAGTTTTGCAACCCGGAGCAACT